CAACAAACGCGTAAGCTGCTATGCTTGGGTCTTCTAAATTATTTCGAACTAAATCACTTGAAACTAGAGCTCTATAGGCCTCGTGGAAAATATCGAACTTATCTGAAGGTCGACTCATAACCATGAGCGTAAAAGCTTTTCCAAGATGTTGAGAGAGCGTAAGAACATCACTCTCATAAACCATGGTTGTAGCCAGTCTTTCGACATCATACAAAGGATACCACAGTCCAGACGGCATTTTCTTAAAAGAAGCACCGAGGAAACTTAGGGTGTGTAGATCAGCATCTAAACCACCAAAAAAGAACTTCAACTTAAGTCCATAGTTTCCAAGATGTTCTGCGAGGAAATCGGGATCAGTCATTAAACTGAAAGCCTCATCCACAGCGAAAACGTTGTCATCACCATACAAATTAACTAGTTGATCACGTACAAGTGAAAAAGGAGGATTTTCGCCATTCTTGCGCTTATAAGCAGCAAAAAGTCCAGCGGCGAATATAATCACGTGTCCAAAAATATTATCCATAGTGGTACATCCTGAACCAGAGTCATTTCCATAGTCTTTCAATATGACATAACCATTGCGCAGTTTCAACATAAACTCGCACGTATTATCAACAGTCCACAGAAACTCATCCCAGTCTTCTTCGGTTATCCCACAATGCTTCTTCAGCACGGAATATATATCTTTTAAGAGAGGTAAGAATTTATCCCAACCGGATACGTCATAACATCCACGGTATCGCTTATTTAACAGCGACTCAGCGAGCTTATTAAAGCCTCCACTGTAAGGGTTAAATCCATACTTCGACCACTCATAGGTCATCAAGCGCAAGGAAATACGCTTTCCAAATTTTAGTTGCGAAAAAAGGAGTTCGAATGCAGGTATCTGAAACAGCCTGATTTTATTCTCCTCTATATCAGCTAAGTTTTTAAACTCAACCTTCCCAGAAACATTCCAGAAAGTGAGAGAACCGGTACGTTCGTAAAACATCGTATCGGCGAGGGCAAGGACAAGCTCCTCTTTTGTTCTAAAACCAAAATAGGTATGGGGGAAACCAGGACTCTTAGTCCAGTCTATATAAGCACAAATCTCCTCAGAGGTTGCAACACAATTACTCATGATGCCCTTATAATAGTGCTCAAAAAACAACATTCCAAACATATGAGACTCTGTTCCCACATATTTGTACTCAGGTTTCACATCCCACGATGTCACAGTTTTATAATAGTTGGTTTCGGTTGGACAGACAACAAAAAACTTGTCGCCGGCGAGGTCTTTCAACTTCTGCAACCCAACTTTTCCATACAAGTCTGAATATATAGACTGGTGCCGTCTAGAACTTCTCGTGTTCTTTTCGACTGACCCTGGCAGAGTCCCAATTGTCCGCATATTCCGATACGGTTGCGCCCCTATCAAAGGTCGCAGGGGCACATATGTGCCATGGTGTTTTAAGGGCTGCCCACACGGCGTAAGCCCACCTGTTTTAAAGGAATCATGAGATTATTATCTCCATGCTTCTTGGAGGGTCCAATTGTTCCAAAGTGTAATCCAATACAAGTATTACTCTTCGAATCAATCAAAAAATTCCCACATGAAAAATTTTGTGTTGAGGTGTTATGTACTATTTCAACTTCACCTCCTGCGTACGAATAACTCGTAGCAGCACAAATAGGTTCAAGGGTCATAGGATCAATTCCAACAAACATTGCAACATTTTGCGTGCCCTTAAAAGGATCTCCAACTTTGAGATTTGCACCTTTCGATATCGCCTGTAACTTGTCGGCCGGAATACGATAATAAGCAAGCTTACCCTCTCCAAATTTACTCCACTTATCAGCAGAAGGAATTTCATGGGGTTTCAAGTCGTTACCTATATAATAAACCTTTTCTTTAAGTTGATGCTCAGTAATCATGACATAAGTCACATCAAGATGCTTCGCTTTCAACATCGTTCCCCAATATTCAGAATGTTTTCCCGGATTATTACACCCAGGTAAGAAAATTGGAACAAGGTTTTCGTGAACCGGTAATTTTCCTTTCACAGGATCATGTAAAGAGACACTTTGACTAACAACGGGTCTAGGAACTAACTGTCTATTTTTAGCAACAGCCTTTCGCTTCTCAGCAGGTTCCATCTTTTCCCATTCTTCTTTAGTAAAAATCTTATATCCATCAGGTTTATTAGGACAAACACTGATAACGTGAGGACCACCACATTTATAACAAACAGGTTTGGGTCTCTCAGGATTAACAGACTTCAAAGTGGGCTTTTGCGCTTTTCCAGGGTATTGTTTCCCTGCTTCATCC